TTTCTTATCGGTCAAAATGAGAATGAGTAAAGCAATCGCAAGGAAATGATCAAGTATGGCATCCTGATGGCTTGTAACCGATTGATATTATTGAATCCAACTGAATTTTGTGACTATAGGGATTTTGGATAGATCAGGCAGCGGCGGAAATCTGGAGAAGGGTGGCGCGGATATCCGGATCAGAACCGATGGTCAGATCTTCCACCAGGTCATCCCATTGCATCAATGTGTCTTCTATGGTGGTGCCGATCAGTTTTTCTATCACCGGGATTTTTGCGGCGGATTGCCTGAGCTCAAAATATTTGTCCCGTGTTTCGATGGATATATCCAGAATCATTTTCATACATGCGGCTTCGTTGACACACTGGTTGAATGTGTCTCTGATCTGCTGGATGATGGCTTTGTTGTATTCTTCGATCTCTGTCATATTGTCCCCTGGCGGGCTGTTGATTGATGCGTTGGTTTACTTTAATATCTGTCAGGGCAAATTGCAATAAACATTTGTTAACCCGATGGCCATAGACAGGTTGACATTTTTTTATTTTATAACGATACTGTGGCCAGGTAACGTATTGAGCATGGATGTGAGTATGGATAAAGCCATTAACTTGAAACCGATAAAGGTCCGGCGGATATCAGCGGAAAGATATATCAAACTGTCCGCCAGGGAAAAAGATAATATTGAACGGGCCCGGTTTGTTCCGCCCAGAATCGGCAGCCGGGGATTTGGTTTTTTTGAGCTGGTCTTAAAAAGATGTGTTTATAAAAAACGATAAAGGAGTTTTGTTTGTTATGGCAAAAAGACGTATTACCAGGAAATTTATCCGGGGTGTCGGCTCAGTGTTGGAGATTCACCCAAGAAAAAAATATCAGGTCCCGTCCACAGACAACCGGTCTGATGCAGAACGATTGAGCTGGGACTGGTTCCGTGTCGGCAAAGATATCTCTAAAGCGATGTCATCGCACAGCAATGTCAAAAAATAAACAAAACTCACCGGCTGCAAAGGCTAAAAGCCGCCAGGCAAACGGCACCCTGATGGCTGTCGGTCAACAATTTTCCGGACCTATCCCACCACCTGATATTCTGGAAAAATATGAAAATATTCTGCCCGGGTCAATGGACAGGATCATCGCCATGGCGGAAAATGAATCAAAGCACCGCCATGAAATGGAAAAAACTGTGGTGGCGGCTGAGATTCAAGCCATGGAATCAGAAGCCAAAGACACCAGAAGGGGCCAGTACTGCGGCTTGATCATCGGTGTTGTGGCCCTTGTTTCAGGGGCGTATGCCGCAGTGAACGGCGCGCCGATCGCCGGCGGACTGATCGGCACCGGCGGGGTTCTGGGGCTGGTGTCTGCATTCATCGGCGGCCGGTATGCATCAAAACCTTCAAAATCTTCCAAATCATTCCCCCCACCCTCTTGACAAAGTTAACTTAACCATAGTACAAACACACTTGCCGGGGCAGATTCCCCGGCCCGGTTTAGACGCCGGACACCCAGAGGCGCAGGCAGCGCCGGAACATCGGCGCTTTTTGTCTGTGTGCGGTCCGTGTTACAATCTTAATTCGCGGGCCGGGTCTGGGGACCTTCGGGTCCACCGGTTTTCCTTTGGGTGCCGGCGTCTAACCAGATCCGGCCCGCTTTTTGTCTTTAGACGGACATCGGCGGGTCTTAACCCATACCCAAAGGAGACAAGACCCATGACCACGATTATCGATTTTCCCGCCACAGATTCCCGCGCATCCCTTCGCACCCGCAAGCCGTCCACCATCCCGGCCGTGACCGGCATCGCTTCAGGCTCCCAGATGGAAACCATCCTGATCCGGCTGTTGGAGATCGAGCGCATGAGCGCCCGGGCTTTCAGCCTGGTGGACGGATATATCCACGGGGCCCATACCGCAGCCCAGGTGATGACCCGCCGGGGATGACCCTTGACCCAACGCCCTGGATCATCTGCCCGATGCCGGGGATATGATCCAGGGGATCCCGGGGAAGATGTCAGCCCGGCAACATCCGGTCAAAGATCTTTTTTTGTTCCATGCGGCTGGCATGCCTGATCCGGTCCAGCACCGAAGCCGGCATGTCCAGAGCAGACGGGGACAGGGTGTGTGAAAATTCCAGGAGCATGACAAAGGTGTGGCCGCAGTCCGGATTGTTGCATGAACAGTACAGTTTTTTCACCGCATCTGATTCCGCCGCACTGGACTGGATGGTGGCAATGGACCCGCACCGGTTGCATGTGATTCTGACGGCCATCCTTTTTTTAGGTCTCCTTGTCTGTTATACCGGGTCCGGCGGATCATCAAAAGAGATCCACATCCGGCCGGGCAGATGATCATTGATCTGCATCAGGTACCGCCGCAGCGGCACGATCTCGTCTTTCTCATACACCTGGTCTGCCTTGGTCATGTCCCCATACCCGCCCCGGGCCTCTGCCGGAACGATCGATGCCAGGGCCGGCGGGATCCGGTGTGCCGCGATGATGTCATCTCTTGAAATGTTCTTGATTTTTTCCAGCTCATCCTTGGTGGAGAAGTCTCCCACCGGAATGATCTGAACGTCTTTTTCCCGGCCGTTGGGAATGTGCAGAAACAGGTTCCGGAAATTGCCCAGCTTCTTGGCGGATTTCACAGCATCCCGGATCGCGTTTTTCTCCGGATCCCCCAGGTTGGCCGCGGCTGAATAAAAGATATATCCCACATGGGCGCCGTTGAGATAATACCGGCGCCGGAAAAGCGTGGCATCTTCATTGAGCAGCATGGACTGGATGGCGCCCAGGTACGAGGGGATACCATATATGGTCTGGGACACATCATAGTTTTTGATGTGCAGCACCTCGCCTGGGTCAAAGTCGGTGCGGTGCCCTTTGATATGCCCGTCCGGATTGAGCATGCAGTACCGGTTCGGCTCTTTCATCCGCCGCATGTTGATGGCCGGCAAATGCCGCAGCTCCACCACCTCCCCCAGGCGGTTTCTGATTTTCTGGAAATACGCATTCATGAACGTGACAAAATCCGTGACAAACGGCAGCAGCACAGACAGCGGCACAGCCGGTGAAGGGTTGCACGCCCGCAAAATCATATTGACCTTGAATTCCAAAAGCGGGGCATGGTAGGCATTGGCACCCCGCAGCCGGGCCAGGCCGGGCAAAGACACAGGCGTGCTGTAGTAGGTGCCGTTATCCAGCAGCCAGACGCCTAAGTATTCTGTGAGCTGCCGGTCCAGGACCGGTTCCGGATCACCAAACGTGAATACCCCGGCATCGGCGGCCGGGCTGTCAGCAGGGGCGGTTTTCTCTGTTTTCTTTGTCATTTGTCTACATCTTTTTTAATGTTATCAGTGATAAGTAAAATGGTTACAGGCACTCCACGGTGGCGCCGGCGGCCTGGTCGTGGCTGATGGGCTCGTTGGCCAGGGCGTGCATGATGGCCCATGCCACATCGGCATGCCCCGTGGTGTTGGTCCGGTTGGCAGCATAGGTGATCTGTCCCCCCGGGGTCATGATTTTGCGGATGGTCAAAAACGCATGTGCGATAGTGGTTTCTGACGCATCCCACTGGATCCGTTTGGCTTCGATCACCTCATGGGCCTTGAGTACCATATGGCTTTTGTTGGACACCGAATAATGGATGGGCGTTACCTGGGGATAAAAGTTTTTCACATTCTCGTACACCCCGATGCCCGGCCCTGTGATATCGATGCCGATGTATGCAAAATTGTACTGGTCACACAGCTTTTTGATTTCAGCCGCCTGCCAGGTGAAACTTTTGTCCACCCATTTTTCTCTTCTGATCACCCGGAACCGGTCCCCTTTTTTGAGCGGGGGCAAAAGGATCACAAACGAGGCATCGTCCCTGGTGCGGGAAGGATCATACCCGCCCCACACCGGGCGGTTGCCGGCCGGGCGCAGGGCTGAATGATCGATGTCCGTCCACAGGCTGGTGTCTGTCTGGCAGTCCTCCAGATCGGCAAACCGGAATACGCCGAAGGTGTCATCCACAAACAGACACATGAACAAATTGTCAAACTCTGACGGGCTGTATTCGTTTTTCAGATCTTGCAGGTCAAACAGGTTGCACCCGCCGGCAATGGCATCCTCGATGGTGATGATCTTGCGGAACACATTGTCCGGGCACAAAATCCCGGACTGCATCTGCTTGAACCCGGGAAACTCCACCCGCTTTTTCCTGAACCGCTGGTTGTACCGGTCCCCGGTCCACAAATCATAGGCCTCATGGGTCACGGCCGACGGGGTGGACATCAACGTCTTTGTCCACTTTTTATGGGTAGCCATGCCCGAGGCCACCTTATATAGATTGTCGAATCCCTGTATCCAGAAAAACTCATCTATGATCACATCCCCGGTATAGGACTGGGCTGACTTGGAATTGTTGGAAAGAAAGTGCAGCTCTGCCGGACCTTTGGCCGTGTTCAAAATGATGGGGTTCCCGGTCAGGTCAATGTCAAAATGCTGCCTTGCGCAGGAAACAATATACCGGCGGAACACTTCGGCCTGGGCCCGGGTGGCGGACAGAAATATTTTATTGCGCCCTTCCAGGGTGGCATCTTCAAACGCTTCCTGGGCAATGTACCAGGTGGCACCGATCTGCCTGGATTTGAGCAGCATGCGCACCCGCTGGCGCCGGGCTTCCCGCAGGGCCAGCTGATATTCAAAATAGGCGTGGTGCAGCTTTTCCTTGAAATCATCCGCCGTGATCCGGGAGACGTCGTTTTTCCTTTTTTTCCCTTTTGTTTTTTTCTTTGCCTTGCCGCCGGACCCGGTGCCACCGGTGCCGGATCCGGCATCCCCCTGCCCCTGGTTCCCGGCCCGGGAACTGGCCTGGGTGTCGATCAAGGCGGCCCGGGCATTGCGCAGTTTGACCAGGGACCCGGTCAGGGTTTCCATTTCCGCGATATCGATTTTGGTTTTGGGATCTTTTTCCGCCAGCACAGCCAGCCGCCGGGCAAAGGATTCTTCAATGGTTTCATCGGACAAGAGATCATCCCATTCCCCTTTGGTCCGCCAGTCGTAAATGGTGCGCAAGGGAACCCCCAGCACATCCGCGATTTCTTTGGGTTTGTGCCGGCGCAGGTAAAGCCGTTTGGATGCGTCCTGAATTTCTTGCGGGTACTGTTTCAAGCCCTGTCCTTTGCATATACAATCAGATTGTTTTTTCCATAATATCAATAATATCCATACATTTTGTGCATTTTCTTTCCGATAACGCGAAAATCGGAAAATTTTTCATGTACAAGTCAAAAAATGTCTTTTATGGTGAAAATATATTTAGTCATTTGTACATGCAAAGGAGATCTCACATGCCGGCATCACTTGTCACCGATTGGAAACGCATCGCCCAGTCCGGACCCACTGTGGACAAAAGAAACATCGAACCCCAGTGGCTGCTGGATATGGCGGAAACCTATGACCCGGATGTGTACACGGCCAAACTGTGGCTGGATCACATGCGGTATGCATCCTATGGATCTGTCCGGGCGCTCAAAGCGGAAAAAGATGGAGACATTGTCCGGCTGTTCGCAAGGATCAGCCCCTCCCGTTCCCTGTTGCAGATGAACCAGGTGTGGGAGGAGTACCTGCATTTTTCCATCGAGCCCACGGAAAATTTTGCCGAGACGGGCAAGTGCTATCTCACCGGCCTGGGTATGACGGACATGCCGGCATCCCTGGGCACAGAAGAGATGCGGTTTGCAAAGATCGAGGGCCGGCAGTTCACGGCCCGGTACCCGGGCGAGAAAGTGCCGGATCTTCGAGACATGGACGATGACAATCAAATGGATCACTTCGGCCGCAAACTGGCCCGGTGGCTTTTCCGGCTCCAGGAGCCGGGCAACCCGGACAATCCGGAAAAAAAAGAGGAGCAAACACCCATGGACGAAAAACAGTTCAACACATTGACCCAGACCCTTGAGGCCACCCATGCAGCCGTGACCGAGCTGGCCGGCAAGATTGAATCCTTTGCCACGGCACCGCCCGCAGCAGACCCGGCACCTGCAGGTGATCCGGCCCCGGCCGGCGACCCGGCCCCGGCAGCAGACCCTGCCCCGGCGGCTGACGGCAAAGAATTCACTGAATTGAAATCAGCCCTGGAAACCCTGACCACCCAGTTCAAAACCCTGGTGGACCGCCTGGAAGCTGCCAACCCCGGCACACAGTTCGGTGACACCCCCGGCCCCGCCGGTGACCAGGACGAACTTTTATAACCCTTAGCCGGCGCCGCAACCGGCCTGGCCCTTTGAACAGGTATTTTTTTTACAGGAGAAACAAACAATGAGAACCATCACCAGAAAACTTTTTGACCAGATGACGGGCCGGATTGCAAAAACCTACGGTGTGAACACGGTCGGACAGACATTTTCCGCCACCCCGGAAGTGGAACAGCGGCTCCAGGACAAAATCGTTGAGCAGGAAGATCTGCTTCAGCGCATCAATGTGATCATGGTGGATGAGATGGAAGGCCAGAACATTCTTGGCAGCGCATCCGGACCCGCCTCCGGCCGGACCGACACCACGGTTGACGGCCAGGAACGGACCCCCAGGGACCTGCTGGGCCTGGATACTTTCACATACAAACTCTATCAGACCAACTCTGATGTGTATATGCGGTATGCCACCATGGATGCCTGGGCCAAGTTCCCGGATCTGGCCGACCGGTATGCCAGGTATGTGCAGAAACGCATTGCCAACGACCGGGTGATCATCGGGTGGTATGGCGAGTCTGCTGCAGCAGATACCGACCTTGTTGCCAACCCGCTCATGCAGGATGTCAACGAAGGCTGGATGCAGTACATGCGGGACAACAAAGCGGCCAACATTCTCACCGAAGGCGGCACAGTCAATGAAATCCACATCGGAGAGGGAGGCGATTACGTGAATCTGGATCATGCCGTGTCTGACCTGTTGGAAGGCA